GCGACATTGCATTGATGGTGGGTGTGTTCTGGACGACGGACACTGCCAACGGGCTATCCATGCAGAAGTAAACGCTGTGGCTCAGGCTGCTATTTACGGTATCCCCATTAAAGGTGCTAAGCTGTATCTCTACACTGGTGAAGATCGTATCTCTCCATGTCGAGAGTGTATGAAGGTACTGCTTGCTGCTGGAGTAGATGTATCACAGACAATAGTGTAACTGGTGTCGGTAAAGGCGGCATGTCATGGCAGACACCGCCAGAGGTATACGCTAAGCTACATAGGCGATACCAGTTCGACTACGACGCTTTCTCTGATGATAGTAATCATCTGTGTAGTACTTACTCAACTACCAAGGGTACATACAGCAATAGCATCCTGATATCACTAGATGACGGCCTAAAATACTCGTGGCAAAACCTACGGGTGTTCATGAACCCGCCCTACAGTCGAGGTCTTATTAGTAAGTGCATTGAGAAAGCATACATTGAGCGTAACAACGCTGCAATTATCGTAATGCTCATCCCGGCTGCTACTGATACCAAATGGTTCCAAGACTATGTGTTACCATACTGTCATATTGACTGGTTACCAAAACGCATCCGGTTTATCAATCCAGAGACAGGTAAGTCGGGTACCTCCCCCCCTAGTGGCTACGTAATCGCAGTTTTTAAGCAAGAGGGGTTGACATAACAGCGGCTATGCAGTAGTATCAGTAGTAGCGGATTGGCGCTTTCGGGAAAGCTATCGCAGGTAGGGCTGGATGATCGCTGATTCCAGTACAGAGTGGGCGTGAGATAGCTAGGTGGCTATGAGGTGATGCCACCAACAATAAGTGTATCAGGAAAGGATAATGCCTACGGTGCTTGACTTGTCGTGCTGTAGCCTAGAGAGGGGGATGATCCTTTCCACAGTATCCATACATTAGTACTTGACAAACTAATGAATATGTGATACTAATGATATATGGACAACACACCTTCAGGCGAAACGCGGTCAGAGAGTAATGTTGACGAAACCCTATTGTCACTCGTACCGGAGCGGCTACGCGAGGGTGTGTTGTCCGGTGAATACTACATAGAGCCGCAGGAGATGTGGTGGAACGAAGATAAGCCTGTTGTTATCCGTAAGTTCGGTCACAGGATTATGGCTGGTAAGTACAAGAACTCTGGTGACCTCGGGCTTATCGCTAAGCAAACCTCATACAAGCGAACTCTATCGTATCGTCAGATGCTGGAAGACCTTGTTCCCATTGATGGCGATGAGAACAAACGCGGGTCTTTCGCATGGTGTCTTAAGCAATTCTTCATTGCTTGCGAAGGCAGCCCCCAGAAGATAGCATGCCCGCATCCTGACTGTAGCGATTCGCATTCCGTTACTGCCTTCAAGCGGGATGCGAACGCTATGTTCAAACTGATTGAGCTTATGGCCGGTAAGGCCAAGGAGACGCAGGAGGTGAATGTGAACAGTAAGCAACTAATCGCTCTCCTTAATGATCCAACTCCTATTAGTGAACTAACTGTTATTGATTTGCCTCCCGCTGAGGCTATGGAAAGGCGTAAGCTACTTGAATCTGATGGAGGTTAAAGAGGTATTGCAGCGTAGGACTGTTACTACTACATTGCAGATGGTAGGTATCGTAACCGATACCGACCCATCTTCGGTGGCTAAGGGTGCTATTGCACTAGCGCAGAGTGTCCCTGCTAACAGCGTCGCTTCTAGCCCTCGTGTAACCGTTGAGGGCTCTGACTGCTACATGTACCTTGAGTATGTGCAGTGTAAAGACATTAACGCGATGGTACCTACCGTAATTACCGAGAATACTGTTTTGGCGAGGAATTAACCTTGAGTCAGATGATCGCTAAACTGGACGCTGAAGACCTTGGTCGTTGGCGTATGGTTATGGCTGACAAAGAACTGGTTGATATCGGTGCTACCTTCTACTCTCGTGAAGAGGGTAAACAGGTTATCCTCCGGTACTACCAGACCCTTGATGACATCATTCGTAAGTATGAGGTTGAAATCTTCCCTGATACTCACCTGATTGTCTCCCCTGTTAGCGGGGATATTATCCGAGCTAGCAGTGACTAATTTCGAAGAGTGTAATGTCTGCCGGGCTCCTATTGGAGAACACCCGGCAGATAACATGATTAGGTTTGAGTGGGCTGAGACTGCCCGACCTGATGGCTGGTGGTACTACCGTACGACTAGCCTGTCTGAACCATCGTACCTACTGCGTAACCACAAGTACGCTGTTAAGGAGTAGCCGTTACAACTGAGGTATCCCTCCCCCTTCGCAGATGGCAAGCTCTAGGCTATAGCCCAAACCGCTGGGCTCTTAATAACGTCCACTCCCGGCCAGAGCGTTTTATCATTGCTACCACTGGTCGTCAGGTTGGTAAGACCATGACGGCAGCCGCAGAAATTGACCTTGGCATGTGTGAACCTGTGGGGGACTTCGGCCCCCCTTGGGTTGGGGTACTCGGTTCTACTTATGACAAAGCTGAACTATCAGTCAATCAGTACGTCGAAAACATCACTAGAGTTTTTGGCCAGAGTGCAATACGAGTTAATCAGAACAACCACGAAGCAGTCATCCTTGACCCTACTGCTGGTACAGTCGGTGCTAGGCTTAAGTGGCTCTCCTCGGACGACCCCTACAGTGTTGTTGGGTATACCTTTTCCAAGGTTATCGTAGATGAAGCACAGGCAATTCCAGACAAGACTTTTTTCAAACTACGACCTACCCTTGATGTCCGCTCCGCAAGGATGCTTGTCTTTGGCACTCCTGACATTACGCAAGCACAGTCCTGGTTCGAGGGTCTATGGCTTAGGGGGCAAGATTCACTTGACGGAACCTATCACTCCTTCTCCGTAGCATCTTGGGAAACCCCGTGGATGCACCCTGACACCATCGTGGATGCTAAGAGCACCATGCCGGAAACGGAGTTTAAGCGCCTATACGGTGGTGAGTGGGTCGAAGAGTCTGGTCGCATCTTCACTCATCCTGAGAATGCAATCATCGACAAGGTACCGAAGTATGATGAACAGAAGAAGTACATCATGTCGGTTGACCTTGCAATCTACGAGGACTTCAATGTCGTACTGGTCGCTGAACTTGCAACACGAATTGTTGTGTTTAAGGATCGGTGGAACCAAACCGAGCCCGGTATTACCTATGATCGCGTCTGGCAGATATGGCAGGATTGGGGGAAACCCCAAGTATATGTTGACTCAACTTCACCTGCTGGAATGGCCATGACTGTAGGGCTTAAGGATAGGGGCATCCGTACCCGCGCTGTAGTTCTGACCCAACAGAACAAGCTCTCGTTCGTTCATAACCTAGCCTCTGACATTCAGCATCGTCGTATCATGTTCCCTAGATGGGATGACCTGCTGCAAGAGTTTAGGGCTTATGTTTACGGTCGTAGTCCCACTGGTAAGATTACCGCTGGGGCTGCCGCTGGTTACCATGATGACATTATCTCGTCTATGGTTCTGCTCAATGAAGGTCTACGTCAACGTAAGAACTCTGGCGGGTTCTCACACAACTACCTGAAGGAGAAGCTACCAACATTCCGAAGGATGGTGAACCCCTAATTGGCAGAACGTCATGACAAGCTGCGTACCAAGTTCGAGCAGCTACGTGCATTTCACTCAGTATACCACAGAAACGTAGACCGCAACAGAGACTACTATGACCGAAAGTTCGGTCACGAGGTAGTCCCTGCTGCTGCACAGGATAGGGGCTTCATTCCCCTCATCCCCGAAACCGCTCGTCGTGCCATTGACGAAGCCTCTGACCACATCCTTACCTTCCCCAAGATCAAAGTCCCTGTCCGTCCTACAGAGTCTGAGGAGACATCTGCTCAGCTTATTGCTGAGAAGAAGCGGAGATTCCTCACCTCCTGGTGGCGTCAGATTACCCTCTCTACTAATGCTATTGGCGATGGTCGTAAGGCTATTCTCAATGAGGGTAAGATTTGTATCAAGAAGACCCTTAAGTGGGATATGGTACCAGACAAGGGAGAGGACGGTGATGAGGGACGTAGTAATTACCGTAGCACTCTCCGTAAGCTGGGTAAGTACGAGTTCCTGTGGGATGTCGAACTACTCGATAATAAAACTGTCTTTGAAGACCCCGGCAACCACCGAGACCCTCAGTATGTGTTCATCTCTCACAAGCTCTTGGTCGAGGAAGCACGGCGGCTCTTTCCTGATGCCACTGGTAACTGGACGAGTCGAGACGACTATGACGAAGTTGATTACCTTGAGTATTGGAGTAAGCCTACCTTCGATTCAGACGGTAGCTACGAACCCGGTTCCTTCATCCAATGGGTCGAGCAAGAAGTAGTCCACGACGACGATAATCCATACCCCTACATTCCGATTGCTATTGAAGACTCAGGTTATGGCACTGTTAACAAGATGTCTAAGGTGGAGGAGAAGTTCGTTGGTATCTCCCAGCACTCGCAGGACATCTTTGTAGCACAGGCTAGGCAGTGGTCTGCTATGGAGGCTGTTGCTGAGCTAACCGCATTCAGCCCCATCATTACCCGTAACCTTGATGAAAGTAAGTCGGCTACCCTAACAATGGGGCCGGGGGAAATCTGGGACTTGGAAGGTTCTAGAGGCGTAGATGGTTCTGAGGATATTGAGTTCCCTGCCCTCCCCCCGATCCCTGTCACTGTACCCCAGATGATTCAGCTTACAGAGCGAGCCGCTAACGGCACATTGAAGCTTGACGTACTCGGCGGTCTGCCGCAGTCAGGCGTCGATACAGCCTCTGAAGCTGACCAGAACGTACGTAACGCCACTGCCAAGCTTTCAGGCCCCGTATCGGCCTTAGAACGGCTCTCAGCCCGTATCTCACGGTGGGTGCTGATGGACATTGAGATGGTGCTGGAAGCTCCTGTCACTGTCTATGGTGTCTCCAGCGATGACTCTGCTGAGGTTACCCTGACTCCTCGCGATATCTCTGGCTACTACGACATCTACGTTGAACTGCGTACTACTGACGAAGAGGCAGTGTCGCAGAACAAGGCTAGGTTCTGGCTTGAGATGGCCCTCCGTGCTCCATTCATGAGCTTCTTCACTGCTCTTGAGCGCGGTGGTGTCACTGACGACCCGACTACTGAGATGCTTAAGCGTGCTGCTGAAGACGTATTCCTGAGTGAAGAGTTCCGTATGATTCGTACCATGACTGGTGCGCAGAGCTATGGTGAATTTGCTCAGATGCTCAAGAACAGTGGGCTTACTAACCAGACTGGTGCCGGTAACGGCCTTAATGGAGCTAACAGTGTCAGCCTCGGTGCTGCTGGTGGTGCCAGTGGTATCCAGCCTGCTGCTGAGCCTCCAATGGAAGCACTGCTACAGGACGCGTATCTGTCGCGTAACACCAACCGAGGAGGTGCACAGTTCCGTGGGTAGCAAGACGATGGCTAAGTGGCTTGGTAAGGCGGGTATCCCACCTGAAGCTATTGCGAAAATACTAGCCTATGCACAGACACAAGCTGCCCTAAAGAAGGAAGTTAAGTCTCAGCGCGGTATCTGGTTCAATGATAAAGCCAAGTTGGACACTACGCAGATTGACGATAAGCGTAATGTCAATCAGCGATTTGACGCTAAGAGCGCCACTAAGGGTTACAAGTAATGCGTAATCCTCGCGGTAACTGGTCTAAGGTAAGTATCGCTGCCATGCGTAAAGCGGAAGAGATGCAGGGGATGGCAGTGAGTTACATTAACGATACGTTCAGTGTTGAAACTGATGAAGTCAACATCGAGAACATGACATTCAAAGACTTTGTTAGGGCGCTAGAGACTGCTGAGAAGAACGGTACTCGCGATGAGTTTGAGGATAGGCTGGCACAGCAACTCCTCCCCATCATCCAAACCGTAATGCAACAGTCACAGCAGGCACAGCAGCCGCCTGCACAGGGAGGTGCTACTCAGTAAATGGGTTGGAGCGATTTTGTAGATGCGGCAGGAAACCTATTCGATGGTGCCGGTAATATCATTGGTAATCTGGCGGGGAGCAGCGGTGACTGGCAATCGCTAAAGAATAGTGTTGCCACTGTAGGCCCGGCTCCGATGCTAGCTACTGACGGCCCTCGTACAACGGCTAGTGCCCCTACCGCCACAGACGCTGGCCCTCCCCCTATCTCTGATCAAGAAGTCCTCCAAGGGCTTATTGCACTGGGCTACTCTACTGGCGACGCCATTGATCTGCTTACTAACAGTCCCGATACTGCGCTACTGCTGGTACAGGCGGGTATTCCTGCGCAGGGTGGTGGCGGTGGTAGTAGTTCTGGAGGCGGCGGTGGTGGCGGTGCCGACTACAGCCTAGGCTACGCTCAGCTTGCCGAGAACCAGCGTCAATTCGACCTAGAGTACCAGACCGGCCTTCAGCAGTTCAACGCTACTTTCGACCGTAAGAACTTCGAGAGTGACCGTGAGTACCAACTTGCTCAGGAACAGTTTGCCCAGACATACGCTGAGAACAAACGGCAGTTTGATATGGGTTACGGTCTTGATAGCAAGGCGCTAGACCTTCAAACTGAACTTGGTAGAGGTAACCTTAGTCTGGGTCAGGATAGACTCTCTCTTGACCGTGAACTTGGTATGGGCCAGTTGGGTCTCGGCAGAGATCAGCTTAACCTTGACTCTGAGCTTGGCCGTGGCCGACTTGCGCTAGACAGCGAGCTTGGACGAGGTAGGCTGGCACTGGACGACCGCCTTGGTACTGGCCGTCTTAATCTTGACACGGAACTAGGCCGTGGTCAGCTTGGTGTTAACCAGCAGGGTGAGCTACGTCAACAGCGTGCTCAGGTCGCTGCTGAGAGACTTGCTAACCGTGATCAGGAGCTTCAGCGTACACAGTTCGTAACTGATGTACTGCGTAAGCCCTCTGATTTCCTTGCTAGAGCTTTCATGCAGCGTGGTGGTACCGCCCCTACCGGCATGGTAACGCAGGCTGACATTATCAACAACCTGAAGAGCAGCATCAACCAGTTTGCTGAGGGAGGTACGACTAACGACACCATGTTTACCACTGGAGAGCAAGGCGGTAGTGGCAGCACGGAGCTTATCCTTAACCCCGCTAATGCACCGCTGCAAGTACTTAACCCACAACAGACCCAGCAAGTAGTTGGTGCCCCCGCTAATCAGGCTGCTCCTCAGTGGGGTGATCTGCTTGGCAGACTCCGCACTTGGCGTGACCAACTGCCTCAGCAGTGGGGTAGTCAGATGCCACAGTGGAACGGTCAGATGCCTCAGTTCCCGCAGATTCAGAATAACACCAACCCGGCCGCTATGGAACCGCCCCCGACGCCTACATGGGGCTATCAGGGGGGTGGCCGTAATCCTAATCACGGTGGTGAACCCTACACTCCCGGTAGGCTTAATCAGTCACCGTATGGTGATGGTATGCAGCAGCAGGGTGCTCCTGTACAGGGAGGTGCACCACAGTACGGTATACCGCCTAGTAGCCCCTCTATCCAGCCGGTTAACAACAGTGCCCCCGCTCCCAGCTTTGGTGCTGGTGGCGTAGGCTACAATCCCGGTGCTATGCAGCCTGGCTCTACTCCTGATTGGGCTGCTGCCTTTGCCGCTACTAACGACACTATCAACCCCATGACCCTGCCCAATGTTACGCAGCAGCAGCTTGTGGACATTGGCTTGCAGAACCTTCCGCCTGCCGTGAAGGCTGCTCTCTTCGGTGGTGGCGGTAGTATGCCCGCTGCTAGGCCAGTGGCTAACCTTACCCCCGGTAGGCTCTCTAGGCTTACTCCGGGCGAGCTTGAAGCCCTGAATACGCAGCTTGGTGTTCAGTACAACACTGACCTTCAGAATGAACTAGCGCTGCTTCAGGAGCGATTTGGCCCTGTTGTAGACCGAGCACGAGGTAGGCTGGTTGTTCAGTAATGCCCTACGTATACGACCCCCAGCAAAGGAAGTACGTATACACTAGTAGTGCCAGTACAGGTACCTCCGTTGCAGCGGGTAGGCTAAACGCACCCGCTACACCGCTTCCAGCTACCCCTCAGCAGAAGCCTAAAAGCTCTAAGCCGGGTGGATTGCTTGGCAGGCTGGTTAACCCCCTAGTCGATATCCCTGACCAGAAGAATCCAATCCTGCACTTTCTTGAGACTGGTATTGAGCAGTCGTCTAGTCCAGTCGGACTAGCGTCTGCCGCTCTGGTACCTGCCACTGGAGGTACCTCACTAGGCTTGTCTGGTGCGCTAGGACTAGGCGCTAGGATTGGTACTCGTGCTCTGACAGAGGTAACTGTATCTGCCGCTGCATCTAAGGCTGCTGATGAAGCCTCCGAACGCACTAAGAATCTTCCCGGTGTTGTCGGTGTAGCAGCGGCTATTGGTGCCGGTGCTCTTACTGGTGCAGTCTCGGCTGGTGCACTTAACAAGACACTAGGTGTGCAGAGTAAGTCGCTTACACGACTGGCAGAACTGAAGAAAGCAGACGCTGGTCTCTCCATTAAGACAATTAAAAGTCCAGTGGATAAACTGTCATACCTCCTCCGTAACACTGATCTGGTGACGGGTAACTCCGCTACGACTATTGCCAACGCAACTGGAGCCGCTGAGAAGCGATTTAACGAAATCCTTGTAGCTGGGGGCTTCTCCACTTCCGCATATAAGACTGCTAGGGCATCACTATCTAAGCCCCTACGTAACACACGCTTCCAGCCTGCTGGTATCACACAACCGGCTGCTCTCCGCAGCCCCACTGCACAGTTAACTGGTACCGATGTACGCGATATGCTTCGTACCATTAAGCGCAATATTGCTGACCCATTTGAGCAGCTTCGGGCAGCCTCGATCCTAGAAGATGTTACGGCTAGAGGTATTAAACCTAGTGGCGTGGAATCTCGTATCCTTGGTCAGGCACTTGGTGACGACTTCCTGCTGTCCCTGAACGCGCTAGAGACCAAAGGTCAAGCCTTTAGGCAGCACTTCTTTGACATTCTAGGTATGCCTCGTTCTATTCAGGCATCAATGGACTTATCGGCCCCACTCCGTCAGGGTATCATGCTAGCCCCTAGGCATCCTGTGGCCTTCGCTAAGTCGTTCTTCCCTATGCTCAGAGCCTTTGGTGACGAGAACTACGCTAAGCAGCTACTTGACGACATGGCAAAGCACCCTTCGTTCAAGACGTTTACTGAGCATGGTGGTGAGATTACAGGGTTCTCTGGTCATTCACTTATGCGGGCAGAGGAGCAGTTTGGTAACAGGTTCTTCGATACTACACTGCGTAATACTGCGTTGGGTAGTGGCGTACGTGCCTCGGAGCGCGCATACACTACATTCCTTAACAAACTGCGACTAGACGTGTTTGACTCTATTACTAAGAACTGGAGTGGTACGCCTAAAGGTACTGACCTTAACTACTCAGAGATGGCAAAGATGATCAACAATATGACTGGTAGAGCTAAACTTCCCGGTCAGAGTGTTGGTGACGGTAAAGTACTAAACGCAGCCTTCTTCGCTCCACGGTTTGTATACTCCAGACTCGCTGCACCTATTCAGCTTGTTACAGCCCCTCCCGAGGTGCGTAAGCAGATTGCACAGGAGCTTGGTACCTTTGTCGGTACTGGTATGATGGTCATGTATCTAGCGCATAAGGCTGGTGCTGACATTGAAGTTAATCCTACTAGTAGCGAGTTTGGTAAGGTCAAAGTAGGTAATACCCGCTACGACTTCTGGGGTGGTTACTCCCAGATTGCTAAAGCGGTAGCACAGACTGTTGCAGGTTCATACCGTGCCTCTAATGGGCAGGACTATGATGCTAACCGTGCAGAGACTGTAGGTAAGTTCCTCCAATCCAAGCTCGCTCCTGTACCTGGTCTGGCAGTAGACCTCCTGCGTGGAGAGACCTTCACAGGACAGGAGATTACTGCTAGTCAGGATAGTGTTGCTGACCAGCTTGCTAACCGGCTAGCCCCCCTGTTCCTCCAAGATGTTGTACAGGCTATGCAAGCTGATGGCTTCGAGGGAGCAGTGAAGACACTGCCCGCTGGCCTTGGTCTTGGTGCTGCCACGTACACTTCAGTACGGGATGAGCAGAACCGTGTCAGTCAGGAGCTGTTTAAGGCCAACTACCGTGATCTTACAGCGCCTAGGCGGGATATTGTTAACTCAGACCCTCGTGTAGTTGAGCAGAATACACGGCAAGCAGGTCGAAGCAACAAGTACGGTGACACTATTGTACAGCTAAACGAGGAGCGTATTCAGAAGGAGCGTGTACTGGCTGGGAGCCTTGCTACCGGCTCACTCAGCCCTAAGGACTTCGCTGACGCACTCTCAAATGTACAGAGACAGACTAGGGATAGAAAAGATCAAGCTGCTAGGGACTTCGGTGTTAAGTTCCCTCCCCCTGACAGTCCACTCCAGATTGCATTGGATAACTACTACAATCTGTATGATCAGGCTGACTTGGGTTGGAATGATAAAAATCCCGCAGCCAGCATCAAGACTGGTGCTATTGATTGGGAGAAGTTTGATGAGCTTGAGCACCAGTTCTTCCAGTCACTCACGCCTGAGCAGACTGAGTATGTAAACGGTCGTAGGACTGCTGAGCACCCTGATGAGACTGTAGCTAAGTTCTACGCTGACAAGAAGATCATCAGTGATAGTGGGTACTACGACACTATCGACAAGGCGTTTGAACGACGTAAGGCCGCTGTGAGACGTGCAGTATCGGGTGCTAACTCATTCGGTGACCTGAGTACAGCTATTAACGTAGCTCGCTATAATCAAGACTACGCTACACAGAAGCGGTTGGAGAAACTTGCCAGGACTGTAACGTCTCTTGCAACTAAAGACAAGGAGAACCTCCGTAAGAAGAATCCTGAGCTAGAGTTGGCAATGTACAACACAGGACGTATCTCAACATTTCTTAACCCAACCCTGAAAAGACGCTTGACATCTAGGTAAAACTATGCTAGTGTTAAGTGTAGAGATAGCAACTAACAGAAAGGTTACTTGCACATATGCCCGATGATATTGACCTGACTCCTGAAGAGGAATTGGAAGATGATTCACTCGTAGAAGAGTATGAGGACTCTGAAGATTCTGAAGAGCAGTCTGGTGAAGTAGACCGACTAGCCCAGCTTGAGGAACGTCTCGCTTCTATTGAAGGTCAGAACACTAAGCTAATCCGCGACTTCTCTGCCTCTGTTGGCCGTGTACAGTCCCTGATTGATCGCGTAGAGTCTGGCCGTCAGTATGATACCGAACGTCTCAGGACTCAGATCAGCAGTGCCGTAGGCGGTGTTGAGAAGCAGTTGGACACTATCCTTGAAAGTGACGCTATTGACCCTGAGATTAGGGCACGCGCACAGCAGGCTAGAGACCGACTGCGGGCAGATACTGAACAGGCTCAGAATAAGGCAGAGATTGAGGCTCTTAAAGCGGCAGTGCTGTATCGACAACAGCAGCCGCAGGTAGACCCTAACCAACTCACCCCTCTTGAGACCAATGTTCACACGATGATCGCTGAAGCCGGTATGAAGATCGAAGACTTCGACTGGCAAGAAGCAAACACTGTCTTGTCGCGACGTGGCGAACCCGGTGTCTATACGTATTTCACCAATAAGATTGCTGAACGTAAGTCCGAGGCTACCGCTGCTGACCGTAGGCAGGCAAAGAAGAGGAGCGCGGGTAACGGTACCCCATCCGGTTCCGGTGTCGGTGGCGACATGACTAGCAAGCTAGCTGCTGCTGCTGATAGCGGTGATATCGCTGGTGGTATTGAACTGCTGCGCTCACTAGGGGTTTCTATTTAAGAAAGGAACTGTGAACTAGTGCCTACTGGTGTTACGAACACTGGCGCTCTGGCTGACAGTCTTCCCACGGTTATCCAGTCCGCCCGTATTGTCCGTGAGTTTGCAGGCGTCATGCCTCGTCTCGTGGACAAGCAGCGGCTTGGTAGTGGTGAGGGTCTGAACTGGAACGAGATCGCTCTCAGTCAGCTCACGGCGCAGGATATTACTGAAAACACTAAGCTTGAGAACCACCAGCAGCTTGTTGATACGCTGTTCAGCATTACCCCTGCACAGGTTGGTCTCTCCATTAAGGTCACTGACCGCATGAAGCGTAAGATTTCGCAGAATGTGGCAGCCCTTATCGGTTCCCTTGGTCAGCGTGCCATGAACACGAAGAAGGACAAGAACCTTCTCGCTATTGGTTCTACGGCTACGACTGACATTGGTACCCCTGGTAACCCTATGACTATTGGCCTTGTGTCTGCTGCCTCTAGCCGGGTTACTGGTAACACTACGGAACATGGCAATGACATGCCTAAGTACTTTGTTGGCAAGTCGTTCCACATGAAGGACATCTTTGACGAGATTACCGCTGGTATCGGTACGTACCCGATTCCTGCTGGTCTTACCGCCGATGTATTCCGCAATGGTTTCCAGGGTAGCATCTTCAACGTTGAGGCGTACATTGATGACAACATCACTGTTGATGCTAGCGATGACGCTATTGCGATGGTCTTCGGTCGTGACGCTATTGTTCACGTTGAGGCTGCGTCCCCTGTGACGTACACCGACCGTGACAACAGCTACGGTGGTGGTGCTGAGGTCATGTATATGTATGACGAGTATGCCACTGGTGTGCGACAGCAGGCTTGGCTCTACGCGATTACTGCCGACGTGACGGCACCTACTAGCTAAGAAGGGGGGTGACATAGATGGCTACTTATCAGAGTGAGTTTGGTAAGGTTGAATATTTCGAGGACTTCCTCGGTATTGACCCGGATGCTACTTGGGCTGCCGGTGGTTTTGACATCGGCAACGTTAGTGTTACGTCTGTCAATGAGGGCTCCATTGAGAGTACGGTTGATGAGACTGGTGGCGTTGTCGCTATTACCACAGACACTGGTGATGATGACAACGTGGCGCTGTACTACGCTGCCCCTGTCCAGCCCTCCAGCACTGGTGGGGCTACGATGGAAGCTCGTGTGAAGTCCAATAGCGCCACGCTTGGCGCCTGGTTCATCGGCTTTACGGAGACGCTGGACAAGGCTACTCCGGTCATGCCCGCTGAGTTTGCTACCGCTACCATGACCTACAACGGTACTGGCGGTATGGTTGGTCTTCAGTGGGACTCGGATGGCACTACGGACGACTGGCGTGCTGTCTGTGGCGATGGGGGTGCTGCTACCGCTGGTAGTGGCAACGGTACGCGTGCTTCCAGCATCGTTGGTGAGGGCTACGCTCTTGCGGCTGACCGCTGGGACATTGTACGTGTCGAGCTTGACTCCAACGCTACGGCCCGTGTTTACCTTAACGGTAAGCTCATCAAGACGTTTGTTGGCGGTCTTACCGCTAGCGACCTGTTCTTCCCGGTTGTCATGTACGAGAACCGTTCTGCGGCTGCTCGTGTGGTTGAGGTGGACTACTTCGCCTACCGCACTGCCCGTGATTGGGATCAGGCGTAAGTCTTAGTGTGTGAGGTTCAGGTGCCAGCCTTCTGGCACCTCCTCACTAAGAAAGGATAGATATGGCTTCTGCAAGTTCGCGACGTAGGGGGTGGTTCTATGATGCGGCTAACAGCCGTATTGCTGCCCGCTACAATGACACTAGCTTTCTCCGTGGTACTGCTACCAGTTTGACCGTGCCGGAAGGCATTGGGTTCACTACTGGTGATGTTACCATCTCCGATGGTGGTACGGTTACGCAGATTACGACTGCGAGCACGGGTGTCACGCTCAACACTAACGTTGGGCAGATTACTACCGTCACGCAGAACATCGCTGCTGCCGGTGAAGTCCAGTTCACTGTAACTAACTCGGCTGTGGCGGCTACTTCTGTAGTGGTAGTTAATATCGCTAGCGGCTCTACGGGTGGTACGACTATTGCAGCCGTTACTGCTGTTGCCGCTGGCTCATTTCAAATTACACTGACTAACCTTCATGCTGCTACTGCTGAAACGGGTACCCTCGTTATCAACTTTGCAGTGATTAAGGGTTCGGCTACGTAATGGAGCTAGAGCGTCTTCCTGTTAAGAATGAGGGATTTTTACTGCCTTTCGCGCGGAAGCTCGATCCTAACGAGAAGGCGCTCATGCTCGTAGAAGAGGACAGGCTTACTGCTGACCTAATGGAACACCGTAGGTGGCAGATTATCTACATTGGCAGGGGTGATCATATCTATGAGTTCCCAAGAGACCTCGGGCCAAGTAGAGATTTCAACGGTATTGGAGGGTTTATACTGCTCTCCGGTGGCGAGGATTCCGTGGCTGCAATGCTTGATATGGCAGACGTGGAACGTGGTGAAAATCGTATTAAACCTGTACTGGATGAGGTTAAAGAAACGTCTACCCTAAAGCAAGATGCTCTTGACCTTCTTGAAATGAAACGGGAACTCGTTAAGCGTAACACTAGAACACTCCGTAGAGACTACGGACTGCCTACTGTCGAAAGGACTTTGTACTAAATGGTCAACGAAGTTGACGTGGCTAATGCTGAGGTTGAACTGGCTGCTGCTAAGAAGTACCGCTCTCGTGGTGGTGGCGATCTGGTAGATGCTAATGAGCCTGGTAGTAGCCTGTCTACGCTGGGTGCTCAGGGTCTCAATGTTGAAGAGGCCCCCCTTGCTGAGGGACGTAACAACCCCTCCCTGCTCCGTATCCTCTACCACGCCTACGATGGGCGGGTAGTGCCAGTGCCGGACTACATGGCTCCCCGCAGGCTCGCTGAGCGGTTCCCTGAAGCCAATTGGATTCCCCGTAAGTGGTGGGGTACCCGCGTCTGGTTCCTCGAAGCTCAGGAGCTTGGTGTAGAGCATCACCACCTGATGTGTCTGCTTCATGCTGAGCAGGATAAGGAAGTTCAGGGTGAGGTGCGAGAAGCAGGCTTCTCCCCCGGTCGATGCCAGAAGAGCAATATCCCTAATGCCTACTCTGTGCAGAAGCACATGGAGCTTAAGCATAAGGATGAGTGGCGAGCTATCCTTGCACTGCGAGACCGTAAGATTGTTGAAGAGACCCGCACTGACCAGCGAGCACAGACTGAAGCGTTTATCAAGTTGGCCGAGGCGCTGACTAAGCAAGGAGGGTAATGGCATACGTCATCAACTCTACCTCTACCGCCGAGGAAGCTGGCCGTGTAGTAAAGGCTGGCTCCGGTAGGGTCTATGGAGTTACCTACTACAATAACAACGCTGGTACACGATGGCTACAATTCCATGATGCCACCTCTGCCCCCGCAGATACGGCAGTTCCTGTCTTTACGTATCAGGTAGCTACTCAGACTTCTATTCATATTGACTTTGGGAGGTATGGACGGCTGTTCTCCACTGGTATCTACGTCTGTCATTCTACGACTGATACCACTAAAACTATCGGCACTACGGACGGCCTATTCGACGTACAATATAGCTAATGACACAATCAGGAGCACAGCTACTCGAAGGTCTCTCTGGCTTTGTAAACGATTGGGAGTCTAGCACGACTACCTCTGCTGGTAACAGTGGGGGTACTACGCTAGTGGATACCTACATGTCTCGCTACGGAGACAGTCACCTCTCCGGTATGTTTATTCGGCTTACGTCTGGTACCTACTCCACGCAGGTTAGTCGTATTACGACTAACACGCAGGCTACTGGTACCATCACTGTTACTCCTGCGTTCGGTGGTCAGGTGGCTAGTGCTGTGACCTACGAACTGCATCGTTACGACCCTCAGCTTAAGTTCCGAGCACTCGACAAGGCACGCTTTGACATTCTAGACGATGTGTACCAGCTCATCTATGATGACAACACTACGTCTGATGGGATTAGTGATACCTACGATATTCCCGCTACAATTAACATCGGTCCAGTTCTCGCAATCAGAGAAGAACCGCTGGGTCATAATGCCACTTGGAACTTCCTGTCCGATCCGCAGGGTAACTCAACTTCAAGTTGGACTTCCTCAAGCCTCACAGCCAGTACCTATGCTAGCAACGAGAACGACCGTATTGTTCCTAAGTATGACGAGACATGTACCAAGCTCGTAGTTGCATCTAGTACCGCTGCTACCTACTCACAAACTGTAGGTAACATGGCTAACGGTATTACCGCTGCTATAGCTTCTGGTAGAGACGTTACGTTCGCCGCTTGGGTCTACTCTCGTATCGCAGATAAGCTGCGTGTTGAGATTGTTGATGATGCTGGCAGTAATTACAGCGAGTACCACACCGGTAGTGGCTGGGAACTGCTGGCTGTTGAGCGAGCAGTTGACCAGGATAATGCTACCACCCTAACTGTGCGCTTCTCTGTGGCTAGTGACAGTAACTCCCTGACCGCCTACTGGAATAGAGCGTGGTTCTACTATGGGAACAAAGAACGTGTTACTGATGCCATCTTTCGGCAGGAGCACAGCATCAATATTCGTAGGGACGATGCCAATCAACAATTCGTACTATCCACTGTACCACCTAGAGGCTATCAAATCAGGCTCGTGGGTAAGGCTCCTCTAAGCGAGTTGGGTACGGTAGCACTCACGCAGCCTAGTAACTTCATGGAGGTCGGGGTAGACACAGCAGAGCTGCTGTATGCCCGTGCTGCTGAGATTCTGTTCCAGTGGGAGCGTATCGACACTACCAACCAGGATGAAGTGAATAACCGTATCCGTGCGGTACGTGAACGTAACCCCAAGCTTAGGCGTAATCTAGCACAGGAGACTCCTCACCGGAGGGTTAGGTCGGTGTTCAGCCCATAAGCACCACTAAGACGGCCTACGACTTCTACCTTACGATTGATGGCGTACAGTACGGCTTCATGCTGGCTGAGCAAGATGGCCTTAAGCAGTGGAATGATGGACTAGCTCCGTTCATTACTCCGCAGTTCCGTACTGACGCATTCGGCTATGAGCATATCCCTCCTGAGATTGAGGTGCCTGCTGCTGCTGAGTCGTGGTCTGGTGGTGCGGGCTTTGACCTTGGTACCACTGGTGGTAATGCTTCCATCTCTCCTCACTACAATTACTCCAGGGGACTAGACCTCTCCTACGAAGACCGTATCCTGCTGTCTCCTGCTATGCAGGTCTGTACTGAGTCTGACCTTAGTGCACTAGGTGATACGCCTAGCAAGCTGTACTACAGCAGCTTTGGTCTGCACCTGATCGCCGGTGATTACCTTTACAGATTCGATCTCTCTTCACAGTCGTGGGTACAGGTGGCACAGGCGTCTAATAACTATAACAGCTTTATTCCGTACTCCCAAGATGCGTTCCGTGATATCATTACGTTCAGCGGATACATGTTTGCGTCAACAATATCTGATGCAGACCCCAATCTATACAGTTGGAGTGCCGATGGTGTCACATGGCATAACTGGGGTTTCGCAGATATCCTCCTGTTGCTATTAAGTGGACTTGATACCCCTACTGCTGATTACTTCGCTGTACGCGGCAACTCGTCCAACCTCTCAGCCCTTTGGCGGCTGGATGTTAACGAAATCAGTAATGCCGCTACTACTGTGCCTAGCTCACTTGACTGGAGTGGTACAGACGAAGTAGGTCACACCGGCGAGACTGCTACTGGCATCGTCACTGTTAACAACGACATCTTCGTCTTCAAGCAGAATGGTATCTACGTCTACGACGGTATCACCTCTCAGGACATCTGGAAGACTGATTACGTAAGCACCTACAACGGACGTAACCCGTTTGTCTGGGTAGACAGTCTCATCTACGTTGTGTATGAAGACAGACTGCTACAGTTCAACCCTTACAACTTCGACATTGTACCAGTGTACCCACTGCCTAATCAGGACAGTCTGGAGGTTAGGGGTAGCATCACCTCTGTCACTGGTGACGGTCATAACCTTTACATAACCGTAAAGAATACCGCTGGTAACACCTACATGATGAAGGGTAAGCCCGGTGGTGCTTGGCACACTATGGCGTACCTTGGCGCTAATGACTGTGACGCCATGCTGGTTGTCCCTGCTGGTGTTGTACACGCAGGCAATCCTGCACTGGTGTTCGGTTACGGTACGGCTGCCAACTACTTCATCCTCCCGCGAGATGGTACGCATCCTGACCAAGATGATAACTGCCGGTTTGAGACTAGCGGTTACGTCATTGGCCCCTATATCAACTTCGGGGCTAAGAGCTTCAGTAAGTTCCTCAACCGTGCTTCCGTACTTGGTGACGGTATGAGTGGTGGTAGACCTGTCACCCTTAAGTATGAAACCGATCGTAGTGGTACGCAGACTACACTTGTTACCGCTACTGAGGATGGTATCACAGAGACAGATGAGACCTCTGAGGTATCATTCAATCAGATTAGGTATATCCTACAGATTGATTCTAATGATGACTGGTTCTCGCCTAGTGTGGACAGTCTGGCATTCTATGCCACTCTTAATCCACCGCGTAAGCGTACATGGCGTCCTATCATCTGGCTTGACGACTCTGCTCTAGTTACTACCACAGCAAGGGATACTACGCAACCTGCGGCTACGGTACTTCGCGACACACTGTTTGGCGCGGTAACTAAGCGGCTTACCCTGATGGATGATCGGACTAATACCTATATTGTCAGACTGCTAGATGTCAACAGCGTAGGTAAGGTGGCTAAGTTCATCGGTGGTAAAGCACATGACGGTATGGGCTACCAACTTAGCTTAGTAGAGATTCGTACACTGAACACTAATCAGACTACTGGTGTGTACGATGAGCATCTGTATGACTCTGGTGTTGTCTATGCCTAATAACACAGGTATGCAGCTTAATGAGTTCAAAGACCTTTTACGCAAGGTACTGAATACCCCTGGCCAGATAGAGGCTCTAGCCGCTGGCGGTCTCACCCCTACGGGTGGGATCATCATGTGGTCAGGCTCTACGGTACCTATAGGCTGGTACCTGTGTGATGGTACCAACGGTACGCCTAACCTGTCGTCTAAGTTCATCTTAGCTGGTGGGCTGGGGTCTATCGGTACTACGGCGGCAGAGCAGGCACTTGTAATTGCCGCTCACAGCGACCACGCGGTCACTCAGCCGTCTAATCACATCGTTACGCAGCCTAGCCAGCACAACGCTAATACCACAGGCTCTAACGGCGCTACAACGAGTATCAGCGAAGGTGGTGGGGCAGCTAACGCAGTTAACACGACGACGCATACCCACTCCACCCCCGCTCTTACCCACGCTGGTACAGCGGTTGATGCTCACAGTGGTACTGCTGTGGATGCCCACAGTGCTCACTCGGTTAGTACGCCCTACTACCCACCCTACTATACCCTCGCGTTTATCCAAAAGAGTTAGGAGACTAGATGACGCTACCTAATCCATCTGCTGGAGACAGCATTGCGGCAGCGCATATTGCATCCATCAAGAACCATCTAGAAGGTACGGCTAGTTATACTGCTCCATACCATCTCAGGCAGTCTAGTGGTAGTATGGTTATTACCCTACCGGATAATGCTGGTGCTACCAAGTTCAGAGTCAACGATAGTGATGACGCTGAAATCTTCAGTGTGGACTCTAACGGTAACATCAGTCAGGCTGGCACATTCTCTCCATCCACGCTGATGCTACCTAACAGTGCTGCTCCGGCTGTCACTGCTGACGGCTCTGCTGCTTGGGATAGTGATGACAATAACATCGCTGTCGGTGATGGTACCAACACGCTTAAGTTCTTCCCTAATGGTAAGGGTTCTGATATAGCCTCCACTGGAACAGTCACGCTAGCCGGTGAAGAGTTCTTCCACATTACGGGTACTACGACTATCACTGGTATTACAGCTAGACCTGCTGGTGTACAGGTACTGCTGTATTTCGAAAGTGCTCTAACTCTTACACATGGAGCATCCTTCCTCCTGCGTGGTAGCTCTAGTCGTGTTACTAGAGCCGCTGAGTTCATTCGCTTTGTCTCTGAGGGTAGCGGTACATGGCGTGAGGCCGCAATCGGGTACCCTGCTCCACTCACTCTGCTGAGCAGTAGCATTGCTAACAACACCACTACGCTAGCTACCGCCCTCTCCTACCCGATGGCAGCCTCAGCTACCTACATGGTACGCGGTCTGGTTATCTACATGTCAGGTACCACCCCTGACATGAAGTATGGCCTTCTTGGCCCTGCTAGTTCTAGCGGTACCATTATCTATAGCGGTGTCGTTACGGCATCGTGGTCTACTACTGTAGTCAACGATACCGACCTTACCTCTGTGTCTACCTTTGCTGTCGATGGGGCTGGAGCCACTACGCAGTCTATCAGCCGCTTCGAAGCAATGGTCACTACTGGCGCTACGGCAGGTAACCTCAGCCTTCAGTTTGCACAGAACACCGCTAACGCCTCAGATACCACACTGGTTGCTGGTACGACTATGGATGTGGTGAGGGTACTCTAATGAACATCAGTGAGGGAGCTTGGTATGTAGACCTTGGAATTATCGCAGGAGTACTTACCTCCTTTGGTATCATCTGGCGTATGGCATTATGGCCCGGTCTTAAGACATTCTGGCTGGCTATCACTGCTGCGCCTAGAATTGCTGATGGTATTGGTAAGGTAGTTGACCTAATCGAAGGTGACGTACTCAACGAACTCACTGGCGTACGCTCTAACCTTGAAGCCCATATTGTAGAGGCGGGTATCAGAGACGAGAAACTAGCGGAGCATGAGCAGCGCCTGGGAAAACTGGAAGACTCCATGTTTAACAATCAGAAGGGATGCTAACATATGGCGGCCGGTAGCTGGACATTTACCAACGGGTCACGCACTCGTATGCTTAACGGTACGTTTGACTTCGATACTGATACTTTTAAGATTGCACTGTTCCTTAGTACTTCTAACATTGGTGCAGCCAGTACCACGTACGCTGGTGTTACTAACGAACACTCTAACGCCAACGGCTATACGACTGGTGGTGCTTCTACTACGGTGTCGCTCAGTGGTACCACTACCGTTACAGTTGATGCTTCAGACGTAACCTGGACTGCCTCTGGTGGTAGCATCGTAGCTAGGTTTGCTGTCCTGTATGAAGTAGGTGGTGACGTTGTCTGCTACTGCCTGCTTGATAGCACACCTGCTGACGTAACTGTTACGACTGGTAACTCATTGACTATTCAGATTAACGCTTCTGGAGTGTTCACCCTTGCGTAGCATCCTCATCGCTAGTCTCCTAGCTGTACTCTTTCTCTTTGGTAATACTGCTCACAGTAACGCGGCTGGTCGTACTGTGGTACTGGTTCACGGATGGAACGGTTCCCCTAGTAGCTGGAACACTGCTAAGAGCTACTACGAAGCTAATGGCGACACCGTACATGTACTGTCTTTGCCTAAGAACTCCTTCTTCATGCGCAGTGGTGATGCAGTCATTAACGCTAAATACATCCAGTCGTACATTCAACAGAACAATCTGACCAATGTAGTTCTGGATGGACACTCCCTTGGAGCTATGGAGAGTCTCTATGTTGCTACGGTACTTAAAGAGCCGCGTGTTACTTCAGTAGTAATGCGTGATACGGGATTCATCAGTGGTACTAGCTGCTGGCTTATCCCCGATCTGTGTACGACATCAGCAATGGCTAGTGCTATTCGATCAGCAGCAAACTCTCCGCTACCGATCTTCCATGCTAACAACGACGGTGTACTGGTTCCTAATGTTGATTGTACTAAGCAGTATAGTCTTGATCATAATGCTTTCCAGACTAACGTTGCAGTAAATACCACAGCAGTCAATTGGCCCGCTTCTACTCCGTGCGGGAGTCCCTAGGGTGGCTACTGGAGATGTTGTCGTACAGATTCTTGAGGATATGCCCCCTGCCACTAGCTACGCTACGTTTGACGTGAGAGCCGGAGGAAGCACACCTGCTGAGTCTTTTGCTGTATACGACTTTGATGCAGCGGCTGATGAGTACATGGATTTCAAGGCGTTTCTCAAAGGCTACGATGGGGGTGGGCTAACATTCCGCATTGGTTGGGCGTCCACATCAGCTACCTCCAACGTCTGTCGCTGGGGGATCGCCATTCGTAGATTCGCTGACGACGCTGAGGATATGGATACATCCCAGACCTACAACTTCAACGAATTGGACTGTACGGCGGCTAGTGCCTCTGGTGAGGTGGTATATGATGATATCACATTCACGAACGGAGCGGATATGGACTCGTGGGCTGAGGGGGAGTTCGCAGTAGTACGCATCTACCGTAATGCTGACCACGCTAACGATACTATGACTGGCGACGCTGAATTGGTCACGCTCGTTGGCTATGAGACGTAATGTCTAGGGTCTTCGCTGCTGGTTCCAGCGAACAGGCAGTTGTAGATAGTACGCCTGTAACGGCTGCCCCTATTACGGTCGCCTGCTGGGCACGATGTACTGACACGGGTAGTAACTTTGGGCGCAGGGTCGTTGGCATCGGCGATAAGGACGTCACCAACCATAACTGGGGCCTCCGGTTCAGTGATGTCCTCGGGACACAGACGATCCGGTGGGCTGCGATTGGTGGTGGCAGCGAGGCTGTGGCCTCAGCGAGTGGCAACTGGGTAAACAACACATGGCACCACGTGGCCGGTGTCGAGGCATCCTCTACCAGTCGGTTTGCTTACCTAGATGGTGCTGTAGGATCAGAGAACACGACGAGTATCTCCCCTAGTGGCGCTGACCGTGTTTCGATTGGCGTCATCGCTGAGTCCGCCCCAAACGCAGCCGAGTATTTCACTGGCGACATAGCCGAAGTTGGCATCTGGGATGTTGCGCTGACAGCAGCCGAAATCCTAGCGCTATCCAAGGGTGTGCTCCCCAAGTACATCCGCCCTGCCAACCTTGTATTCTATGCCCCAATGGGCCGTGATGATACTGCGGTTAGAGACCTTGTTGGCGGGCTGTCACTTACTCTAACAGGTACGTCTGCCTCGGCACATCCTCGTGTGTTCCGTAAGCGCCCTCGTGTATATGGAGCACCTACACCGCTTACGACAACGGTTACGCCAGGTAATGCCTCTCTTACTGTTACCGGATACGCACCTGTTATCCAGTATGGTTACATACCGAGTACTGCCTCACTCACTACGGCACTATACGCACCTACAGTATCTACTTCGTCAGGTACTATCCTAATCCCTGATACTGCTAATCTGACACTCTCTGCATTAGCCCCTATCACTACACTAGGTGTTACCCCAGATACCGCTAGCCTGACTATTGCTCAGTTTGCTCCTGTAGTGGTATATGTACTGCACCCTGCGAACGGTGCCCTGTCAGTCAGTGGCCTAGCTCCTCTACTATTAGAGACGCTGCCTACAGCAGCCCCTACTGCGCTGGTACTTACTCAGCAGACACCTAATGCAATAGTGGGTACCAGCCTAACACCGGGTACAGGTAGTCTGACTACGGGAATCTACGCACCTACGCTTTCCTATGGGTACATTCCCGGTACTGGTAGCATTGTAACTGCTCAGTACGCACCTGACCTACTATACACTATCAACTTACCATCGGCAGCCTCACTGGTAGTAACACAGAAAACGCCTACTGTTATTGCAACAATAGACGCCTTTGGTAGAGTAGTGTTATTCAATGCTGTGAATACTGACCCGGTGGGTAGTATCAGGTTCGGTGTGGCTTCAACCGATCCCGTAGGGAGTGTGAAGTTCTCTGTGAGTGCTACTGATCCAGTCGGTAGTATCGAGTTTAGTGTAGCTGCTACAGACCCTGTGGGTACTATTAAGTTCAGTACCGCTGGTTCTACTGTAACCTTTAATGAACCGGAGGAAATCTAATGTCTGCACCTATTTACGCTGGTACTGACATCCGAGTAAGCTTTGAAGTTAGAAATGCCAGTGGTACTCTTACCTCACCAGCAACTGTCACTGCGAGGCATGTGCTTCCCAACGGTAGTTCTGAAGATGCTAACGTAACTAATGACAGCACTGGTCTTTATCACTGTGACTTCTCTAATGTTGTAGCTGGTAATCATAAGCTTGTTGTTACCACCACTGGTACTCTAGCTGCTAAGGGTACTGGTACTTGGTACGTTACTCCAGCTAATGTCTAGAGGATTGCCAAGGTAAATCCGGTCTTACTATATAGGGATACGTAGCCCCTATGATCCACCTCTATATCATCTTCGTAGTCGGATATATGCAGCAGATAGGTGTACGTAAACATATCGCGCCCACTATCACTCACAATATCCCACGCCTGATTATCCGTCTTTATAACCATCCAAGCCATTAGCTACTCCTTAGAGGATTGTAAGCTGTAGTGTATCAGTGGTTCTCAGTAAGACATGCCCGTTTACAATTTCTAGGGTAGCCTCCTCATCGTAGCCGCTACCCTCCCATCGCATAAGGTAACTACCGTCCAACAGATAGTCAGATAGTTGACTATCTCGTACGATGTCGTATTTCCACTCATCGTCACTGTCATCTTTAATCCGCATAACACCCCACGCCATATACCCTAGAATCCTCTCAGAGCCCCTCAGTTGCGATTCTGACGCCTTAGACGTTAATCTGGTACCTGAGTACCACCCTGCTTGATACAGGCGTCACATTTGAGAACTGAGCCATTCCATCTATGCGGATCATGCCCGCACCAACAGTCCTTGAAGGTATGTTTAGCGGTCATCCCAGCGCCCGCAGGCGTTCCTCTAGCTGCTCCACCTGCGCCTCGGCAGCCTCAGCACGCGCCGTAAGCCTGTCCAGTTGCCCGTCAGCGTCCAGTAGGCGGGCGAGCGTGTCTTGATTGGCCTCAGCTACCCGTGCGCGCGCCTCGGCCTCCCTACGGGCCTCCTCAGCGATGGCGGACTCCAGTGAGCGCGGGAGAGCCATGATCTCGAACTCTCCTCGCTGCCACCACGTATGTGTATTCGACGGCATGTGCTCCAGCCGCTCCCACCGTGGTTCCTCAGCTACGGCTGGCGCTTGGAACTCACGCGCAGGCCGTAGCGGTAGGCGGGCGGGGGTGTGAGACGATACGACCTCGAATGACTCCTCAGCTACAGGCTCAGGGGCGCGCTCGGGCTTGAAATGGACGCACGACTCCTTATGTTTCGGGTACGTCTCGTGGCAATACGGACACCCCGCCCCAAGGACGCGCCCGCCATCCAGATTATCGTTGGTCATCGCTGGCCTCCTCACTGGTATCGACAATCACAGTCTCTTACCATCCAACCCAACAACAAGAACAACACAATTATTGGGAGGACGGTAAGTGCGAACGCACCCACAATAAACGCGGTGTTAAGCGCTAGCTCCATTTTGGTGATCCTCCTCACTGGTACGGGCACGCAGGTTTGCCATCGCCCTATCGCTCAGAGCCCGCATCTCACGATTGGCCCGTGACTTTTCCTCCTCGTAGACCCGCGCCCTCTCCCGCTTCTCTACCGCAGCCATGAGTGCGTCCGTCGCGTGTTCAGAAATGCGATCTACGCGATCCTGCGCTCGGGAGATTCGATCTACATCCGCTCCCCACGGGCTGTTCAGGTCGGTGATCTCACCACGGCGGTACGCGAGTCTGTATGCTACTGCCGCGACCTTGGTGAGCCAGCCCCGCGCCTCCTCTACCTCTTTGTCCATCTCCTCGATGTCAGCCATCGGTCGGCTCCACGACACCGGCTTCGTTGATGCGCCCGATGAGCCACGCGCACTCGTCCCACGTCAGCTCCAGTTTGTCCGAGGACGCCCACTCGCGCCCGCCGCGCCATACGCGCAAGCGCGAATCAACGGCCTCAACGAACAGGTCTCCGCGCTGCCACAACGTCACGTACTCGACTTCCATTTCACTCTCCTCGATGGTCATAGGCGGGACTCCTCACCTAGAGCACGATGGGCGCGGGACGCTACCCACGCGGAGTTGGTGCCGAAGTTGCCTGAGCAATGTTCCTCGATCTCCCTCAGCGCCTCCTCCAGTGGAGCACGAGCCTCACAGATGAGCCGAGGCAGCGACTGCGCACCCTCGCCCAGCGCGAGGTAGTCATGCGGTTTATCCATGACCGGGCCGAGCCCATCCGTGCCCTCGCGCTCGACTCCCGACACATCACCGGAGTGAACCGGGTCATCTTTCGCCTCGGCGCACCAGAAGCACTCCGCAAGGACTGCGGCCCGCGCCTCCTCCACGCTCAGTACGTCGTCTGTCATCACCTAGTCCTTCTCCAGATATCCACTGTCAGTACCGCTGCTACGATGCTACAGATCATAATCACAAAACTCTGTAGCGTGCTTACGGTCTGTAGTACTTCACTGTACCCCAACTACAGCAGCCGCACACTATACGGCCTATGAGCTAAGTACACCACACCATCACCCATCTGGTAGATGCGTGTATGATTGAATCCCTCATGGCACTGAACGTACCACTTCCCACGACCGAGAGCATACGAGTTCCCACGACCGAGAGCATACGAGCGGTATTCAGTGTACGTGATCATACTGCACCCTTCAACAGTAGCAGCCAAGGGATGATACCCCTGGCTGCCATATCGTATGCTTGCTTTTTGTATTGCGGTAGGTACCTCAGATCATCTGGGATGTAGAACGTATGTATAGTATCCCTAGTCCATAGCATCCTACTGGTAAACTGCGAGATCGTAGTGGAAGCGGTCATCCTGAAAACCAGTGTACCGCAGAGTGACCTCGGGGGCAACTGGCGTGATAGGCGGTACCGTCTCCGGCTCAGCGGGAGGGGTCTCAGGCTGTCCGTGTACACCGTCGTCGTAGACGTTCAAGTCGAAGTTACCGGCAGCGGTTCCGAGAAGAGGGACGTCAAACGCGAACTGCTCCATGTAGTGTCGGAATCCACCGTAAGGGTCATACGACATATCCGCTGTACGGTCATTGGTAGCATCCCAAATCCACATACCAGCAAACATCTGTGTATCCTGCGTACGACGAATCCACCACTCACGGCGAGTGTAGTGTCCTGTATAGATACGGTTTTCACAGTGCTTAACTGCACGAGCGATGTAATCAATCGTAGCAGGCACACTCAGTACAGTCTCATCATCTTCCCAATCAAGCCAAAGGAAGTTAATGCTACGCCCTTCTAGATTCTGCATAAGACTGTCAATACGGAACTCTGGATTCTGTGCGAAGTAGAAGTATATGTAACCATCAACCTCCATACCTACAGCCTTGAAGGCGTCAACCTGTGAGCGGCAGGTATCTCCACCCCACAGGTTTACGATAGCCTTGCTATATCCCATATCCTTGATAGCCTGCGCCTGCTGGACGGTAAGCTTACCAGTCCAACTAGAGCAGTCTACGGCAAACTTCATACTCAACTACATCAACCTCCAAAGCAATTGTCCATTAAGCCACACATCATTACCGCTACGGTAGACACCCTTCATCGGTACAGCGGACACACTACCGGCATAAATATATCCCGACGTATGAGTATGGCTGGTACTAGTAGCTGTAGTAGGGCTTGCTGTAATCTGATTGTATGTGATTTGCGGATTGGAATTAGACACGGGGTCTCCCTCCAAAGCACTTCAAAGAACAGAAAGGGCCGGAGCCGTCCTGTGACCGTTTCGCTGTCCATTGATCCAAGAAATACTCCTTACCACATACTGCACACGTTACGCTAACTGGCTGCCCGATTTTTCTACCGTATTTATCGTGGCCGTTTTTGCCTATGATTGGTATGCTATCAAGTTGCTCCTCAATGTCTATACGCGTAGCAGTCTGGCAGTCACACGCTGTACCTGTACCCTTTCTCCAATTACAGTTACAACACAGCACTTGGTACCCAGTCGGCCACCCCTCATTTCGCAATCTACGGTAGAACATGGTGCTGTTTTTGTGATCAGCCTTACCGTCTCCGTTGATATGATCCATTGTCAGAAAGGGCTCATAACTCTCTCCACAACAGGCACATTTACCGCCGTATGCAAAGAGAGTTTGCAGTCTTAGACGCCTGTAGTATATAGCGGCCATAGTACTAAACTGAGCAAACACTCCATCCACAGCTAAGGCACTCTACGCAACCCTCATGATGAGCAAGAGCCGTCGACGCGCACTCGGCGCAGGCTTCATGCTGAGTAGCGGTAACTGTAATTGTGACATCATCAGACTCCTGGACTCGTGCGAGAACTTGCTCATCTCGACACCCATCACGGAATACCGTCCCACCCTTACACCCCGTCTCCCACATCATAACGTAGGCATTGAAGATATCCTCAACAGTAGCGTCGTTAGGCATGTTGATGGTCTTGCTAACAGCAAGGTCTACATGCTTCTGCGCTGCTGCCTGATGGCGGATATGCCACTCCCAGGGGATATCCATAGCCGTCTGAGGCTCAAAGCCATTAAGCTCATCCAGCACTGGAATCTGCTCAGTCAGGACAGTGCCGTCTCCCATAGTACGGCTCCAGCGGGTGAGAAAATGAGGCTCAATGCCACTGGATGCTCCCATAAGAATTGCGATCGTACCAGTGGGAGCGATACACAAGGTGGTGGCGTTACGCCTTCGGGGGTACCGTCCAGCATAGCACGGCGCAGGGTGCTTTGTAGCTGCAAGGCGTTCAGTTTCTGCATCCGCTTCCTCCCTGATGAACCGCATGATGCGATCTAGCATATCTACGGCCTCTTCGCTGGCGTATGGGATGCCAAGAATACCAAGAGCATCGGCCCAGCCGCATACCCCGAGCCCCAACTTACGCGTGTACATAGCGGCATGAGTAATTCGGTAGTCTGGAAAGTGGTTTCTATCGAGGATGTCATCAAGGTAGTCAATGGCAAACCGAACAATCTTTCCCAGATATACGAAGTCGATTTCACCATCACGTACGAACCGCCTTAGATTAATGGAACCAAGATTGCAGGGTTCGTTGTTGAGAAGAGGAACTTCACCGCATGGGTTGGTACCCGAAAGCCTACCGAGATCGGGTGTAGGATTGTCACGTTCTGCCCGATCAACAAAATACACCCCTGGGTCACCGGTACGCCATGCGGACGCTGCCATTGCAGATAATAGCTGTCTCTCGTTACTGTCAGCATCTTCAATAGCCTTTCGCATGAACGCATCAGAGAGGGCAACTGAGATATTGAATGTACTCATACCCTGCGGGTCATCATCCTTCATACGGATGAAGTCGTACACATCAGGGTGGGTAGCGTCAATGATACCCATCTGTGCCGCTTCGCGCTTACCACTCTGCGTCAGCATCTTAGCCATAGCATTGTAGTAACGTAGGACAGCAACTGGCCCCATAGCCTTGCCGTGTGTAGATGCTACAAGAGCACCAACGGGACGGATGGCTCCGACGTAGTATCCAACACCGCCACCCCATTTGGTAACCATAGCGGCTTTCGTCGCTGTATCCATGATTCCGTCTGATCCGTCGAGCATCGTATCTGCAACGTCAAACTTGAAACAGGCGGACAGGGTACCCCCACCGGGTACACCCAGGTTGAAGAGGGTTGGGGAGTTGGGTAGGAAGTTGAGGGGTTCAATCAGATGCTCCCTGTATTCAGCGTTACCCATTGAGATACGTTCAATGAACTCGTCTACTGTCTCACGCTTACCTTTGATAGTAGCGAGATATCTTTTGTCGAGGATAGTGAGAGCATTCTCACTGAATTGTGCCAATTAGACCGCCTTCCAAGCGGCGGGAATAATGTCCCGCAGAGTACGATAGGCTGCTATGCCAGCAGCAGGCAGCAGCAGTGTCGCGTTAACCTCACCATTAGCAATGGTGTTAGGTAGGATCACTGCGAAGTTAACTGCAAAGTCTCGCAGGAACTTAAGTAGTGTACGCTCAATAGCGTCATGGATATTCATTCTAGTCCTTTCTTATATGAGGGTAAGCGTAAAGCCGGGAGCGCTGACGTACCATCCGTACTCATCTTCACCTATCGCACAAACTTCATCGGGACGGGATTTCTGTACAAGGGTTAGCACCTCAGTATGGTTGATGTGGTATCGAGTGATGTCACCGAATACAACACTACGCTCAGTCTCGATGAACAGCCCTAGATGCTTACTTCCCATATCTCCTCATATATACTGGCTTCAGTACTGACCACATCTTAGCGGTCATGTGTACATCAGACTCACATCGTTCTCGGATGCGAGCTAGTGATTCTGGGTCTCCGTGATTAGCCTCCCTCCAGTCCCCCTTCTCAGGGGCATCCTTCTTGCCGATACCGAGTACGTCAACAAAGTTTCCCATACTCATACTCATGCCGAACATACCCTTACCGATCTGGTAGGTGTCCAGCATGATGCGACCAGGCAGCATACCGTTGTCGATACCATGCCTCAGCATTACACCTTGCAGGAACTTCTGGTCAAAGGCTTTATGATTCTGGCCAATCAGAATGTCCGCCTCTGTCCACCTATCTCTAGCCCACAGTGCGAGCTTCTTCTCACGCTGCTCCACGGTACCCCTACCGATACTCTGAATGTCCTGTGACAGAATCGTATCAATAGTACCGTCAGCTTTAAGCTCACCAAAGCAGGCTACGATAAGAGTACCAATGTCTGACTTAAAGCCAGTGGTCTCAAAATCTAGTACGTAAGTCCTAATTAGTCACCTCCAAGAACAGTAAGGCAGTCCTCCAGCCTTACACGACGAATGAAGTCATCACAGTTGGGTGGGGTTTCTGGTAGATTGCCAGTCTTTAAAGTATACCGTGGCAGGACTACCATGTCAAACCCCATCTTGTTCAGTTTGTTAACTAGTTGCTTAGCCGGGTCATGTGCCATGACATGCCATGTGCTACCCTTCTCATCCAGTACTACCTTCACGCTTTATACCTGCCCACTGTGAGCAATGATCACTGACAGCGCAGTAGGATGCACACCTAACCGATTCACCTGCTCGAAGCTCGACCCGATAAGATGCACCTTTGGCATCACTGAAGGCGGTGGCGCTATCCAAGCCCGCATAAACTCTGCTCGCCCGCTTGGCTCCATCCCTGATAACAGCGTACCGATCATCCCTAGCCCACCTCTCTGCCTTAGTACACTCTGGCAGTGTTACCACCGCCTCTTGATGTGCTGCTATTCTTGATTGTAGGTAGCTAGCAGTAAGTTCTTGATCCCATAACGGGACTCCATAAACGACGACTTGGTGAGGAGGGTAGTTAGGCTGGGATTGGTATTCCCGTAGGCTCCAATCGCGCAGAATAAAACCGACCCGTAGCCCTCTGACTGATAATCCGTTACGAGTGGCAAGATAGGCGTAAGCATTGAGTTGTAGCTCCCTACTCTCTTTGACCCCATTCATGACCTCCCATACGCTAGCGATCTTCCAGTCCCAAATGAGACCGTCATCGTCCATGTAGTCGAACTGTCCGCTGATACGTACACCGTCGATGTCAGTGTACAGTCTCTCCTCAGTCATACCTTTAGCGTCGATACCACCACGCTCTAGGATTGTGTGCATAGCTGTACCCATAAGAGCCCAGATCATGTCTGATGCGTCTGACTCTAGTACATCTGCGTACAACCTCTCCAGTGCTACCTTGCGTGGTGAGTCGATAAGCTGAGTAACTGAGTAGTCTGCATCGCCTCTGGTGTAAGTCTGATTGAGAACTGCATTGTAAATAGGTTCTGGTAGATTTAACTTATTGGTTATCTTTATGCTAAATCACCCTCAATCTAACGTTGTCACCTACGGCCACCACAACGCTATCAGCTTTACTGAGATACGAATACGACCTACCCGGTGCCATTGTATTCAACCAACTATTACGGTGAACCTTAGCAAGTACAGGAAGTCCGTAGTAAGGACTAGGCCCTACTTTCCAGACTGTCTGGTTCATATTCCATTCCTTATGGAGCAAGCACCCTCCAAACCTTTCCCTCTCCTGGTATAAGGGTAATCATACCCCTATCCATCAGCGTTTGTTCGATGACATCCAACTTACCCTTTGTAGTTGTAAGCGCCCTAGCTACCTCCGGTCTAGCTGCTGTACCACCGTGTTCATTCAGCGTAACCATAGCCAACTCAAGCTGCTTCTCAAAGGCAGGATCAGCACCACCTTTGTACAGTAGCGGGATTAGCCGCTCCATACCCTGACGCCAGCGTTCAACTACACTAACGGCAGAAAGAGCGGATACTCTTCCGACCCTACATTCACTTGACGGGTGTATGGACGCTCCTCCACGTCCCACCACTGCTCCGGCAAGTCCGAGTAGTGCGACTTTATAAAGCATGGTAGGCAGCCGCTGCCCCCCGCTGGAATTAACCAGACGTAGTTCTGCTTCGTTGAGGATGCTGAGCGCTTCCTGATCAAACGTAATCTCCTTGTGAGTATTGGCCCATTGCATGATCTGTTGCAGCCTACTGATAAGGCTAGCACGCTCTACTGCCAACCCCTCTGGTGTAGTTGTTACTACTCTAGGCGTAGGTAGTACCTTTGGGTAGACTACAGCAAAGCGAGGTAGAAGTCCTGATTCCGCAGCAGTAGCGCCCGCACGTCCGATAGACTCGGGGGTACCGGCCGCGAGGATCGATAGATGTGGTTCTCGAATCCGCAGTACATCCATACTCCTCTCATACGTATAGTCCTCTCCTGCGTATAGCGTGAGCAACAGCTCTTCTAGACTCTTTAGGTAGTCCCTGTTGTAGATTTCTGCTAGCGATACTCCAAACTCATCCGGCATCCAAATAGTAGGGATACCGCTCTTACCGGCTAGAGCCTTAATCAGTGCCTCTGGTGTAGCCCGATTAGGCAGGATACTGCCAGGACTTACGGCTTTGGCAATGTCTCCAGCAATCTTTTGTGCAGTGGACTTGCGTGATCTAGTTGTAGTACCGACAAGGGATACGTACAGATTACTGGATAGTCCCGTTGGGTATGGTGCCAGCTCAGCTTTACAGTGGGAAGTAGCCAGAGCGAGGAGGCTAAGAGCCGCTGACTCATGATACTCTGTAGGTGCATCTGTTTGCTTAGATGCGTACTCAATGTATGCCGTAACGAAATGTCCTGCGGGGTAGGCGTGCTCAAAACTGTACTCCTCTGGTTGCACTAGATTAGCGGAAGCAGTGAGCCGGGTTGTTTCAAGAGATAGGGCAGCCTCTCGGTAATCACCTCCGTATTCGAGTGCAGCATATAGCCCGAATAGTGAATACGCTTGATCTGGTTCGAGTTCCGTACTCGAAGTAAAAACGTGGAATAGCTTGCTACCGTTGTAGTTGTAGGTCGCACTGATCCCCTCACTCTTCCCCGGCCTACGCCAGAATGACTCTACCCCCTGCGTGTACACCCTAGTCCAACCATGCGGTTCTAGGATATCCTCGATACGCGCTGTACGGTTGAACAGAGTACCCGGTCTGGTGTCAGTGGGGTCATCTACCACACTACCCATCTCAGGCGTCAGATTCGCATCTGAGGGCTTCTGACAGGCTTTTAGAAGCCAATCAGGACACGGCGTAAGTGGTACCTCCTCCACGTCCCATTGGTATACGGACTCTGTGACACTCGGAGGAAGAACAACATACCCTCTTGATGCTTTAATATCAACTCCGTCTTGGAGTACCTTCCTGAATCCCTGTCCTCCAACATTGTTGGGTAGATACGAGTAGTAATAGTGGTAACCTCCTCCACCAGTTAGACAAGTAAGAGTAAGTGGTAGTTCTTCTGGTACCACTCCGCCATTTCTAGGATCAATGTCGATGACAAGCGTTGATGCCTCATCTCCGCTGCCATAAGCATTGTACCCGAGCCACCTTCCAATATTAGCGCTAGGCCAACGTGTCCACCATGCAACGATAGTCTCGGAGTCAGTGGTAGCGTCTTTGAAGCCATGTTCTGTCAGAGGTTCCTTACCACCTGGTACGAGGGGGAATACAGCCCATCCCTTAGCAGCATAGGCTAGTGCATGTCGTAGCATTACAGTAGCCGTAGTCTGCCGGAGAGGAATACGCCGGTACCATTTTCTAGTATGTCTGTCCCACCCCCCCACCATGAGGGATCGAGCCGTACTAGGATCGTGTAATCATTACTATGGATTGGGGCGTAGCTACAGGGCGCGTACTCCCGTACACCTAGCTTAATTGCATTTCTCTTTGCAGACATACCCCTCATCCTCCTTACGGCTTATCCTGAGATCGCGTAGTGGGAGAAGTCGGCGGCATCTCGCACAGTACAGCGTAGTTAGCCGCCGACTATCCTCCTCAGTCAATTAGCGATTCACCCCCTTACGAGTAGCGAGGTACAACCATCCAAGCATAGCAGTAGCGCCTACCGCTGAGATAGTACCGGCAAGGGGTTCTCCGGCGACGAAGTAGGCGCACGCAGTACCTCCGATAAACGAGGGCCAGAAGACCATCAGCTTAGGCATTAGTTATCCTCCAAATGGGAACACGTCAGTACGCTTGAACCCGTTATCCTTCTCGGTGATGATGAGCATAGCTTTCTTCCCTACGCATTCCTCCTCTGCGTGCTCAACACTATCACTACGAGCATCGAACTTACGCTTAAGGTGAGCACTGAACCACTTAGCAGCGGTACTACGCTCACCAGTAGCATCACTAGTCTCGTCAGCGTAAGTCACCTGGTTGCCGTCGTGCATGACAGGGGTAACCCCATCCGCTTGATACAGCTTCCAGTTCCAGTTAATCATCTGCTTCTTAGGGCCGTTGATGGGGTCATTGAAATCATCCCGCAAACGACCTTCGGTAAAGCTCACAAGCTCACCAACATACGAACCGGGGGTAAGGTATTCGTAACGGTCACCACTACCACCACGGTTTTGCTTAAACAGACTCAGTGTTATTCTCCTTCATTCGCTTAGCCATAAGCTTCTCATGTTCTGCCATTACCTTGTTGACGCGTGCAGCCTCACGCGCGATAGCGTCATCCGCATCGTCAATCGCCTTGGTAAAGGCATCGCGCAGTGCAACAAGTTCCTTGAAGCTAAGGGCAATCTCCCGCTCTTTACCAGTACGCAGGTACCACGTAGAGTCAGCACCCCCATCACGGTCTACGTAAATCTCAGGCGCAATGCTGATAGGATCATCAGGCGTCTGGTTGTATGTCTTGTAGTAACCGATCTTACGAGCCATCTATTCCTTCTCCGGTAGTTTAGTCACTAGCCATCTCACTCTACGCCGACTGTCTACATTGCTGATTACTAACCACGGCTCCTTTCCTGTCTCTTCTGCTGCTATCTCTATCTGCGCCCACGCATCTCGTAATAGACGCCAGCTAGACGATTGACGAGACTTGACCTCTACGACCACAGTCTCGGATTCCACATCTGCACTACTAGCACCTCTGTTACCTACCCGCTGAAACTCCTCACCGAAGTAGGCTTGCAGTAGTGCCAGTACGTTACGCTCTTCCTGTGCTCCCCGTTGTTTGTTGTTACGGCCTATCCGCTTACGGTCTACAGTCAGAGCAGCCTCAAACTAAACGAATGACAATAAGCATATACACTCTCCTCAGGATGACCCCTACCAACATATACCGGGGTGTTAGCAGATACATGAAATGACCAGCCTACAACCCACTCCATACCCCTAAGTTGGTATGACCCCCAACCGCTGTAGTTAGATTCAATCTTACTTAGCATCTGACCACCTTTTTCCAATACTACCCTCTACCTTAAGACGTAGATGGGGGATAACCACTGATTCCATTACCGCTGCTGCTGCCATCTTGAAGGCTACTGCCTTATCTGCTGGAACCCAGAAGACTAGCTCATCATGTACCTGTAGCGCCATGTGAGCACCGTAGTAATCCATGATTGCAGGTAGCCTACCCATGGCGATCTTGATGATGTCAGCAGCAGTACCCTGCACCACCATGTTCGCTAAGGCTCTCTCTGCGTGGCTCCTCCTGGTTGCATCGAGGCTGTCAATGTCAGCGTCGTAGCGTCTGCGTCCCCACAGAGTCTTAGAGTACCCGTTATGTCGCGCACTGTCAACTAGGGAGTCGTACCAATTCCAGTATCCGACGTACGTAGAGCGGTCAACGTCAACGATTGACTTGGCAAGGTCATACTCCAAGACAGCACGAGACTGCGCGGCAACTTCAATGAGACGATCAGCGTGACCTCCGTACCTGAGATTGAAGTTAGCGTTCTTGGCAATTGGCCTGCCAGGGTCAACACCAGTAACCTCAGTGATACGCGTACGCATATAATCATGTAGGTTGTCACCACTACGCAGCACCTCGAGCATAACAGGGTCACCGGATAGAGCAGCAGCTACAACTAGCTCAAGACCGGAGTAGTCTAGTGCTACTAGAGTGAATCCGTCGGGTGCAATGAAGCAATCACGAATTGCGCGGGGTTGGTTCTGAAGGTTGGGTGCGGCTGAACTGAACCTACCAGTAGCGGGAGCAGTGACCCATGACCCAGATTCAGTGTCACGCCCAGCTTGGTTAAAGGTCGGATAAGCCCGTGCCATTGCTCTGGAGCTACTGCCCCCCCATCCACCAGTAGCTTGAATGTGCTTGTCAAGAAAGTTGTTCCTTACTGTGACTAGCTGCCGATACCCAAGGAGAGTGTCCATCCATGCGCCGGTAATACGGGCAAGTAGCCGCTTGTCAAGCTTCCCAATACGATACCCGTAATGTCTTTCGATGTATGCATGTTGCTCAGCGGTGAGGCGTAAGTCCAACCTGTCTTTCGACCATACGTGAGCAACAAGGGCTTCCTCCATTCGGATATACTCATCACGAATCTCGCGTAGCATATCGACATCGAGTGGCATACCTAGTTTCTCCATGCTAGAGACTAGCGGTACTAGCGGTCTCTCGATATCGTTGTACACGTCCCATTGTTCGGTAGCCTCTAGCTCACGCTTGAGACGTACGTACAGGTCATATGTATTACGACTGTCACCAGCAGCACCATACCTAGCGGCTAGCTCCATAGGAGCCCGCTCTAGCTTGTCTGGTAGCTCTACCGCCTTCCGTCCTAGCAGTTCATCGGATAGGGCTTTAAGCTCTAGCTTCTGATACCCCGCCACGTACGCCATGAGGATCGTGTCATGTGCCGGTACACCGAATAGCGCAGCCGGGTCATCTGCTAGGAGCTTGAAGTCGGCTTTGGCGTTGTGCCAAATTGTTGGCTTATTTCTAACTGCTGCTGCAAGAGCCTTTTGTAGTAGTACGCTATAGGGGGAGTGATCAAATTCCTTGGCGATAACGGGTAGGTACCAGTTTTGATCTGCTGTGCTAACGTTGATACCAATAAGTCTCTGTCCAGCATCCTTAGTCCACTCCAAGTCTAGTGCCGTATATGGTGGCAGATTGTTAATCAACTCTAACTGCTGATTGATGTCAGTGATAATGGTATACGGTGCTGCATCCTTAACGATAGGCTGCTGTGTACCGATAGCAGCTAGCGCCTCACGTAGCGCCTTAGCCTCTCGCCACTTACCGTAGAGGTGATGTCGTGCCGTAGGATGACTACCCTGTAGGCTCTTAGCCTCAACAGTAGAGCACCCTGCGGCTAGGTAACTCCACTCCTCTACGTCTGTTGTTCTGTATTTGTAATCATAATCGTCCGGTACAACCCTGACTCTGACCTCAGGACTGACCAGACTCCAAAAGGCAGCCCCTGTTGGTCCTGTCGTAACACATGCACCATATCCTTGCCTAAGTCTCCCGAGTAGAGCAAGGCGTACTGCGGGTACCGCTGCCAGTCGCTCCCCGTTGAGATTAAGGGCAGTTGCAAGTGCGTCTGCGTTCTCCTGATTGGCACATAACCCCCCTACGTCTACGAACTCCGTTGCTTCTGTCACAATACCCTTAGTGCCAAAGTGTTCATACATACCCAATTCGGGGTATAGCTATACGGCAATCGATCGGTACTACCCTTCCACTCCATTACGGCAATCTCGTTAGACAGCCTATAGCCAGCCCTAGCTCCAGTCGGCCACTCGTATCGGCTAACTGCCACCCCATACCTCCTTAGCCAGTCTCAGGTCATCCACGATGGTAGGCACTAGCTCTGGATTACGGAGAGCAGCAGCAGGATGGTAAGTAGGAACGAACAGCCGACTACCGTAAGCGAAATCGATAGACGTTTGCCTGAGCGTGCCTCTAACAGAGGTGATGCCCACAGTTGCCCCAAAGACGCTACGCATAGCAGTATTACCAGCCAGTACAACAACACTAGGATCGTACTCATCAAGCTCTCCCTTTACCCAATCATCACAGGCAAGTAGGGCGTCAGGGAAGTCCTGAATCCTATTGCGTACTGGTCTACAGCGGATACGGTTGATGATGACTACCTCATCACGAGACAGCCCTGCCTGTTGCAGCATACCGTCTAGCAGTCTACCTGCCCTACCTACCATGGGCTTACCGGTACGATCCTCATCAGCACCAGGAGCCTCTGCGAAGATTGCAATACCACCTTTGGCGTACTTGTTACCTGCCTCTGCTGGTACAGCATTGGTACGCTTGTCGTGCAGGGAGCAGCGTACGCAGTTACGAATGTCGTCGGCTACCGTCATGCGCTTGTTACTAGTCGCAGGAATAATCCGCTAGGATGGTGTAACCCTACCCCATTAGTGGGTCTAAAGGGGCCAGCGCTGTAATCGAGGATACCGCACACGTACCATGTCCAGTCAGTACCGTCTTTTAATGCGTAGCCATTGAGATCGTAGGGGTGTGTATTTACGTGTCGTGAAACATGTCTCCCCTGTTGTCCAGCCATATCTTCCTCAATCTATGTGCTGCGTCTGGTGTTGTTAGCTGTGACATAGGTAGTGCTAGTACCTGCGGGTACTCTCGGTCATCCCATGTGCTGTACGTAGCCACTACCTCTGCCGGATGCTTACGATGATTACACGCACTACATACGTAGGCGGTTACCGCTGCTGAGTGTTTGCGCTCTGCCTTGCATCGGTGGCACCAGAGATAACAGTTATCCGGTGCTATTAGTTGTATGCTAACCTCCTCTGATTTCTTCGATTAGATGACGCTGTACACTACCCATGAAGGATTGCGCTGCCAGCATTGCATGGCTCACAGCACCTGTGTTATCCAGCATACCATCCCTAGCCTGTGTATCAATCAATTTGTAGTCGTCCTTGAATCTACGGTATGCCAATACCACCCACCTTTCTTGATCTGTAAGCTCAGTGTATCCGGGCAGGTCATCCATCACAGTAACCTCCATGCTACCCAACTTGTCATTATAAACACCCTACCTCCGATACCCGCGAAACACCCGTAGCTTGTGTTTTCTTTACGCTGCTCGTACACGACGTAGCCGCCGTATGCTAGCATAGTCGTGGGTGGATCATCGATGCTGAGGTTGGCAGCGATCTTATCGTCTGGCATACTTGCCCTCTGCATTCACAGCGATACCGTACGGAGGAATCTCATGCGTACCCACCCACAGCACAGGAATCTTAGGGTCATCTCCCCACCGTGGTACCCATCCGTCAGTGAATACTACCATAGATTCGGGTGAGTATTCAAGTGCCCTCTCAAGCACAGGTACGATGTCCGTACCACCACCACCAACCAAGCCGCTAGGTACGCTGTCGACAAGCTCATCGAACGTTACCCGTACATCACCTGCGATGAGCCTGGTCTTGATGTTGTGTTGAGCCATGTACGTAATGACTGGTGCTACGTACTTAAGCTCGTGCATCATTGAGCCTGACGTATCCACGCAGAACACCACGGTAGATGGCTCATACGCCCACCGTGGTTGTTGCGTAGGCATATGCACATCGTAGGCTTCATAGATTGGCTGAGGCTTGGTGTGGCTACGCTTGTCAGCTAGCACTACCTCAACAATAGATCTAGCGAATGACTCCAGCGGATTGATCCAGGGGGGTAGGTCAGACTCGGGGAGCTTGATGTTACCGAGGCTAGCCTCACTACCCCACTTCTCCCCACCATTCTCGTAGCCAGCGTCACCAGCTACGCCAGCCACTACAGCAGCGGCAGCTTGAGCCATGCCGTTCGCACCCTCTGGCCCCTCGATACCGCCGCACATACCCTGTAGTGCTTGCTTAGTCCAGTTAGGGTCTTTACCCTCCGCCTCTGCCTGCTCATCCATCTTCTGATGCATGAAGGCATGGATGATATCGTAGCTATGCGGCTCTACTGAGAGTCCAATCTCAGGTAGTACAACCCTCGGGTCTATGAACCCCCTACCACCGTCAGCAGTGATAGCTTCTCTATCCTCCTCAGTGGATAGGTCAAGTACCTTGCGGCCAATCTCCTCCATAAGGTCGCTATCGTCCATCAGGTAGGAGTTGATGTGTACATCACCTACCTGAATCTGCTCAACGTGTGAGCGGATAGGGTCTTCTGGTGTACAGGTTTCCTGTACAAAGTGAGCGAGGCTGATGTGTCCGATCTCATGACGCCACAGGGTGCGGATAGCGTCACGGCTAAGCGCTGATGCCTCCTCGCGGAAGCATACATGCCAGGCCATATCATCCTCACCCCAATACGTCCAAGCAATAGCCGGGGGTTCTGTATCCCCGGCTACTCCGTACACATCCAGCGACACAAAGCCGCTGGACAGTAGGGTGCTTACGTAGTCTGGTGCAGCGTTGAGGATGGTGCGGTAGTCATCATCCCTTAGCGACTGCTGGTGTCTGCGTCCGAAGTTAGGAGTTGTCACGCTCAGCCTTCTTTCTGGCTCGGTAGTCTCGCATCCGCGCGTTACGGGCTTCACGGCGTGCTGGATCACGGGCAATCCATTCGTAGTGGTATTGCACCCATGCTGCCCGGCACTCTGTACACCGACAATGGTAGTTAACATACCCCATTGGTCGTACCGTGTGACACGTATACTGGTGGCTCTACTACCACTGGAGGTGGTGGTACGCTCATAGTATCCGTAGTCCAATCTCGTTAGTTGACATCCACAGAGCCCCCAGCCCCACTACCCTCACGTCTACCATACCTGGTGTACCCCACGGTTCTAGCTGTATGATGTAGTGTATCCGGTCTAAGGTGTAACCGTGCCCATCCCATTTAACGTCCGGTGTTACCGCCATGCTTAGCACTCCAGTCTGCCATAGCCTGAACACGAGTAGCCATCGTACCAGCAACCATCTGGTCACCCTTACGGTTGGTGGTAACGTAGAGCAAGTCACGTTCTTTCAGGATACCCGTAATGGTATCCGCATCCATGTCTGCCACTGACTCGACAACCTCATCAGGTCGAGTAGCCTGGAAGTAGAGCAGCAAGTCCTCAGTAGTCTCGTCATCGTAGATGACATCCTGAATAGCGCACATTGCGCTAGCCCGGATGTCCTTGTCGAGTGCAGGGAACGACCCGAGGACGTTCGAGATCATGGTGTGACGCTGGTCGCGTGGCATGGCACGGAGGGCGCGGGTCAGCATCTCGTAGTTCTTAGCTAGCTCGCTAGCGTCAAGCGGCTTGTCCTTAAGAACCTCATTCAACACCTGCGTAGGGAGGAGCGAGATGAGTACGCTCATGTACGCACCACGCTCCATACGCCAGAAACCAGTAGACGCATCATCGATAGCGTTCATCACAGCAGCGGCGCTAGCGTCAACCACCACAGGGGGAGGGGGTTCAGCGTTGGAGTAGAACGGGTCTTCCTCGAAGCTGATAGGAGCGTTACGCAGGACACGCTTACCCCATGTACCCTTGGCGATGTTCAGGAGGTAGTTTCTATCCGCAGGTACAGGAAGGAAGAGGCAGCGTGAGCGGAAAGGAGGGGCAAATACAGCGGGGTTCGAGGCCGAGAAAACGAGGACTTCATTAGCTCCACTGGCTGCCAATCGGTGCCCGTGTAGGTGCCGATCACGGAAAAAGGTGTAGAGGGCACCACGAGTCTCCTCACGACTAAGCCCAAGCTCATCAAACAGCAGAATGACAGACTTACCCCTGTCCAGTACAGCCTGCGCTTCACGGAACCAGTAGGGCATCTGCACTACCAGTTGTCCGTCCAGTGCAAGCTGGAAGCCAGCTACTTCATCCGGGGTATGCTGACCTAGCAGGATGGTAACAACCTCAGCGTTGATACGCTCTGCAATCTGCCCTACTCCATAGGTCTTACCGCTAGCAGTAGGGCCGATCAGGGTAGGGACACGGTTAGTATTGCGTGCAATCCAGAGAGCAGCGTTGTAGATGTCCTCTCGGGTAATCTTCAACGGTTCTTCGGTAGGCATACCAACGTTGGCAACGTCAGCAGCGGTAGCCTTGGTAGCAGTAGCAGCACGAGCCATGTATCTAGAACCTTTCGTAATCGCTGAACACAGGGGCATCGTCAGCCTCGTCAGGCTGTGGGATGAACGAGACGAGCTGCATGATCAGGCCGGGAATCTCAGGGCCTTTGGCGAACCTGAGCTTATCCAGCAGGGCAGCTAGGTCGGGGGTGATGTCTGCCCCTAGCAGGCTACGGATTGCAGCACAGAAATCTTCTAGCGGAATCCCTACTCCGTCTTTCGTTTTATGTCTCCTTCCAAGTGGCACAGAGAGAGGCTGCCTATCCAGCAGCCCCTGTCTGTTGTGACGTTGCGGTCACGTTACACTACGCTGCGTCTTCTCGCAACCGCATAACGTAGACCTTCCCGTCGATGGTGCGAGTGGCGATCTTGACTTGGAGCCGCTTGGCGGCAGCGGACAGGCTGGACACTGCCGATGCCGGAGCAGTGGTGCTAGGGGCAGCCTCCATCAGATCGACCGGCTGGTCAGGTTCCAGACTGCGAATGAGCTTGCTGGCCCACCCATCCCCCTTGCCGCCGGAGTAGAACAGGCGGATATCGATGTTGCTCTTGCCGTTGCCCTGCGTCATGTCTGTGTCTCCTCTGCTATGACGCTCGCTTGATGAGTAGAAGTTAGCAGGTTGGCGCTAGGCTGTCAAGTAGACCCGGCAGATTCCCTGTGATGTCACTGGGTCTACATAACCCCTTACCTTAGATGAGGGTGATAACAATCCCATCGAACTGTAGTTGCCGCCTGTTCCAGCCTAATCTCCGAATCGCTGAGCTGCCGCCACTAGGCCAAATCCCGATGGAGTAGCACCCGAGTACGGGAAAAGCTTGAGGCCAGGGGTCGTAGTTTGTACCAACCTCTTTACCGGTTACCCATAACACGTCAAGTTACCTCCTGTAGTAGACAAAGCGAAAGCCTGTATATTTCAACAGGCTTTGCGCTCTCTGTCTAGCAGCTAGTACCAAGTGTCCGATATCGCTTTAGGAAAACTCCCCAGCCTTCCCCCACGTATGAGGCATTCCCCTTTCTGTAGGTACAGACTTGCAGGTCTGTAAGTTGTAAGTTGATAGGTAGTAGCAGCTAGCAGGTAACAGTCAATGAAGAAGAGAGGGTACTACCCCTGTCAAGTGTCTGCCGGTGTGACCTCCTCCTCTCGTTCCTGATTCGCTGAGTGCAGCGTACTGCATCTGGGGGCTAGTAGTCAACCCTACCTCGACGCTCTGTAATCGCGCTGAGCAGGGGATACAGAGAACCCCCTACCCTGAGTACCACTCTGAGGGGTAAGGGGCTCTCACGGCCACTACAGCGCGTCTGGTGGCAGTCTAGCCGGCGTACGGCAGTACCCTGAGTAGTGCGTTGACGTGCCTGGCAGTTGTCTTGCTGTACTTGCGTGCCTCGTCAGGGTGGATGCACCACACTGGCCCCTTGTCTGACCAGTAGGCAAGCTGTAAGGCGTAGGATGAGATCACGTTACCGGTAGAGACGAAGCTACCCCTACGCCTTGCCTTAGCTTTCATAAAAGCTTCGGCTACGTCAACGGGAATCTCTGCCATTTCTGCCCCCCTCCATGCTTCACGTAGTCAGTGCGATTGTACAGGCTGTTCATGTGGCTTGCATACAGTATTTCTGCGTGTAGTCTAGCTCCGTTCCATACTGACAATAGTGCTTTAGCTCGACTAGAGTTGGTAAGACTAGCATAAGCATAGGCGTGGCTGTACTGATTGGCGCGACTCACAGCCAGTACATAGGCACTCCATCCATCCAACTACTTACCCTCCACTATGTACAGGCTAAGGATTGTGATAGCCGCTATCAGGATGATAACAGCAGCGTCTTGCCAGTAGTCCAATGCTAGTCACCTCCAGTAGTCAAGCGTATCACCTGATACGTTACGCTAAGCTGCCTACCGTAGCAAGATGCCAGTAGACAGCTACGCGTAAAGTACTAGATTACGGGCAATTGCAGCAACGATAACCCGGAGGTGCGTTGCGTATGTAGTTGACAGCATTGCCACAATCGCCGCATATGGTGGCACCAGCGGCACCCCACGCTACACAACAATGGATGCGGGGTGTCTGTACCATCACGCAACTACTCCGTTTCGATGTGCTGCTCGCGCTTGTATTTGGTATTCAGTCCGCTAGCGTAGCCTAGCAGCCAGACGCTAGCCTCACGCAGTCCGAGCGCAGTGTAGAGCGGGTGCGACGTAGCATCGTAGTCCCAGCACCAGCTAGGCTCTGAGCGCTTGTCGATGAACCGATAGCGTGTAACGCCATCGCCGGGACTCCACGTAGCGATGTGGACATTCACCGTATCCGCAAGGTTAAACAATTGTTGACGTTGCATGTTAGTAATCCTTCCCTGCGTGGCGCAGCATGTCTGACCATCGGTTTAGTACGCTCCCTGCGTAGCGTAGCTGTTCGATTGTTAGGTATTCATCCTCCGAATCGTACGCATCGCGCCATAGCACGGCTGGGTGCTCTTCGAGGTCAGGGGTGCCAGCACCCCGGCTGTACTCCCATTCGGCAGGGACATCCGCGTAGGCGTCCAAGACTTCCGCAATGCCAAGCAGGTTCAGCATGCACGCCCCCCATGGGTCGTATTGGTAGCCTTCCGCACGGACGATTGCGAGTGCTGCTCGTCGTTCTTCCCGTGACAGCATCGTTACACCTCCCGAGAGCAGGCAAGACAAGCGAGAGTATCGTAGTTCTTGAGGATAGTCCCCCCGCAGTGCTTACAGCGCATTTCTAGTCCCTCCGTAGTAAGGCTAGCAACAAGGCTAGTTGTCTGCGTGTTATCTCTTGTTGTGTTAGTTTGTCCGTATCGTCCCCTTAATGCACTTTTGGCATGTTGTGAACAGTAGCGAACGCGTGATCTGTCCGGTCATGTTGCCGCAGTACGTCTCGTGGCTGTAGTAGTTTCGTTGTAGGTGTACCGCTGCCATACTGCTCTCCTCTCCTCGATGCATTCATAGTAGCACGGAGGCAGAAGAACACAAGAGGAAGTTATCAACACATCACGAACATCATAACTGTTAAGGTAGACGATCCGTATTGACGCCTGGCGTGAAGTGTGCTAGCAGCTAAGGTGACATAACGCTAAGCATTTACAGTAGCGTTATACCCTGAAAACGGCTAGAGATACAGCGCAAAACGGCCACCGACCTCGCAAACCTACGTCTTTACCCTGCAAGTAGTACTTTACACCGCTAGCAGCATAGTAACCGCTAGGTTACCGTTGACTGCTAGTACTTTACACCTTCTATCGCTACTATGAAATCCGGGTTCTGGGTGGAAACAGTAGTACCTTACAGGTGCAAACAGTTGGCCTTATATATAGAAACCTAGTACTTTACAGCTAGAATAATACTTAACAAGTAGGCAGTATCCTCCCCTTGTATTTCTTTACATCTGGTAACCTGTAGACAGAAATCTCAAGTCTTACAACTTAACTATTACTTTACTGGTACGGATCGCTAGTTTACATAATCCTGATGTAGGGGACGGGCCGTCTCACAAAATAGAAGGTAAGCGGCTTAACAGATAGTACTAATAATTGGTATCTAGATACCAATTTGCAGAACTGATGTTTGTAAGTACTATCTTTAACTATCTTCAGTTTGCAGGTCTGTAAGTAGTGAGCCTGAAACTATCTTCTTATAATACTGCTAACCTGCTATTAGACTAACTAACTATTGTTACCCTCTATCAGATAATACACGGTCACCCGCAGCCAGAGTAGATTCGATTTCAATCCTTATAAAGGTATCGAATCTACTTGCGGCTACGCGGTTCCGGTATGAGACCGGCCTCAGTGATGGCTCCAGGTCGGGGCGGAGGAGAGGTCTTACCCTCACTCCTGTTCCGTGTTGTTTACCCCACCCGTCAACTCTGGGACTCTACTAGGTAATGTCGCTACCCCAGAGGCTAGGTGCCATAGAGGACTCCTGTGTCCTCCTATTGCTTACAGTAGCACGCTTGACATAAGTTGTCAAGAGGGGTAAAGTGTAGGACATGGTGAATAGCGAATCAAAGCCGGTTGAAAGGATTTCTAAAGATGATTACTTCTACGGCATTGCTAAAGCAGTGTCTCTACGTGCAACCTGTCCAAGAAGGTCAGTTGGGGCTATTCTCGTATCTAAAGAGGGGAACCGTATTCTTACCACTGGTTACAACGGAGCACCAGCAGGGGGGG